CGACCTTCCGCCTCAACGTGTCTGCGACGCGACCCTACAATGCTGATTAACCCTGAGACTTATACATTAAAATCTGCGTTATAAATAAATGGACGTCTACATCTACAAAATCACCTGCCTCCAAGCGAACAAACACTATATCGGACAAACCCAGCAACACAAAACCAAAAATGGCAAACCGTACAAATACGGCGTTCTCGGAAGATGGTGCGATCACGTATCCTCATCGAAACGGTCAGATGCGCCACTCCATGTGGCGATTCGCGAACACGGAGCTGAGTGTTTCGTTCACGAAATCATCGAAACCGTGTCCTCATCCACCGCAGATGAACGAGAAGCTTATTGGATCCGCCAACTCGGAACAACCGTCCCGAATGGTTATAACGTCAACGCGCACTCGAGATGTAAGCATCGCGATTCATCGAATCCAGCTGCAATCTACATCGAGTCAGCAACAAGTGTTGAACTCAAACACGTCAACCGAAATGGTGAGCCTCGCCTAGTGTACATCTATGTGACCACGCCAAGTGGAAGAGAGCGCCTTACGTTCGGTCAATCTGGAAAATCAACGTTCGAGGAAGCACTAGCAGATGCAGAGAAATGCATTGAAGTGTTCCGAGAACGGGGTATCCAAGTGATTGAAGGAACACGACGCTCTCAGTTTGAGAACCAACGTATCCAAAAAATACGCCTTGTGCCGTTCAACAAGACAATGGTTGCTGTATACCTAACGACCGATGACAACAAACAAACAAGAATATGCTTTGGAGGCAAACATGTGACATACGACGATTCCATTAAAAACGCAAGAGAGTTTGTGCGAGGACTCAACCCAAATGTATTAGAAGATAGTCTCTCAAAAAGTCAGCAACAGGTGGCTACCTCCTCGGATGAAGCAAATTCCGAGGTAGAGAAATAGTGTAAGTGCTTCCGTGTGTTCGTGGTCTCTCCACCAGAATATGCGATATAACCATCTAGTATGAGGTGTGAACAACACCAAATGCAAGACCCCCAAACTCAGGGAAACTCCTAAAGCTCATAGATACGAAGCGCAGTGGTAACACGTGCGTGGCCTGGGGGAAAGCCCTAAGGATATCGTGAAAACGCTATGAGATCCGAGCCAATGCGAGGCAAGGAATGGACAATCCTGACCCAAGCTTCCTACCGAAAGGAGGAAGAAGGAGCAACGACTTGACGGGGGTCGGTTCGAAAGAGCTTAAGGTAAAGTCTAGTCCCAGTCCGAAAGGATGGGTAGAAACGTTTGATGGAGACGAAATGAACATGCACGTGCCGCAATCAATTGCGGCGGCGACGGAACTGCGGTTCCTCGCAAGCGTGCTGCGAAACATAATTAGTCCGCGCACCAACAGCCCGATCATCCAGCTGTTCCAGGACACGATGACAGGCACCTACCGCATCAGCCAGCCGGGCGTCACTGTCCCAGAGCAGATTGCAATGAACATCCTCGCACGCCTGCGCCTGCCCTTCAAGCGCAAGAACCGCAACTGGACGGGCGCGGAACTCATTTCCTGCGCCTTCCCGATGATGAATTCCAAGGGTCGCTTGCCCCTCAAGAACGGGCAGTTGGCAGAGGGCACGATCATCAAGAAGGGTGCGATGGGCGGACTCATTCACATCGTGTACAATGACTTCAGTCCCGCGCGATGTGGTCAGCTCATCAACGACATGCAGAGCATTGTGACGCAGTACAACCTGTACACGGGATTCTCGGTCGGCACATCCGATCTGATTGCGAACAAGGAGACGCTTGATTTCGTGAATGAGAAGATCAAGGAGGGTCGGGATCGGGTGGCGGACATCCTGTCGGAAGTCCATGCGGGCAAGTTCATCAACATCTCGGGACTGAGCGACGGGGTTGATCTAGAGGACAAGATCTCGTCCGCGCTGAAGGACGTTGCGGCGAAGATCAACGAGCGCGTGATTGGCAGTCTCGACAAGGAGAATCGCATCGTCCAGATGGTTGATTCGGGATCCAAGGGCGGCGAGCACAACATCACTCAGATGGTGGCGCTGCTGGGGCAGCAGTTGATTGAGGGTCGGCGAGTGCAGTTCACGCTGCAGGACCGCACCCTGCCCCACTTCCCGCGATACGACGACGGCGTCGAGTCGCGCGGGTTCGTCCAGCACTCCTTCGTGGACGGACTCATGCCCGCGGAGTTCTTCTACCACGCCCAGGCGGGACGCGAGGGTCTGATTGACACGGCAGTTAAGACGAGCGACACGGGATACATCCAGCGCCGACTGATGAAGTCGATGGAGGATCAGCACATGGAGCACGACGGCACGGTGCGCAACGTCACGGGCAGTGTGATCCAGTTCGTGTATGGCGAGGACGGCATCGACACGACGTGCATCGAGTCCCAGGCGTGCGACCTGGCATACCTGACGATGGAGAACATCTATTCCCAGTATGCGCTCACAGCGGACGACGTCAACCCCTTCCTGAAGGAGGAGGTGACACAGACGCCCGACATGGTGGAGGAACTGCTGGCGGATCGCGAGATGCTCGTCCAGTCCGTCTTCCGCTTCCGGAAGTCCGACATTCTCTCGGCACCCGTCAACCTCCAGCGCATGATTGACAAGTACTCGAACGCGTACTCCACCAAGACGGACCTTACGCCCGAGTATGTCGTTGCCTCGCTGGGGCGGTTCATGAAGGAGTTCCCCCGCAATCGCGTCTTCCACTGCCTCCTGCGGTTCTACCTCGCGCCCAAGAAGAGCATTGTGGTGCACCGCCTGACCCAGGCGATGTTCGACGAGCTCATGAACGACGTGCGGTTCCGGTACATCCAGTCCCTCGTTCACGCGGGCGAGATGGTGGGTGCCCTTGCAGCGCAGTCCATCGGTGAGCCGACGACGCAGCTGACCCTGAACTCCATTGCACACGACGAGCGTGTTTGGGTGCGCGAGAACGGCGCGGTACGTGTCGTCAAGATCGGCGAGTTCATTGAGGAGTGGGTTGCCAAGTCCGACAAGATCGAGCACCACCCGAACCACACGACGCTCGCCTACCTGCCGCCCGGATGGGAGACGATGTCCGTTGACGAAGACGGCAAGATCGAGTGGCGAACGCTCGAGGCGGTGACGCAGCACCCTCCCGTCAACGAGGATGGCAGCAACACCCTCGTCAAGGTAACGACAAAGGGCGGGCGGACGGTGCTTGCGACCAAGGCGAAGTCCTTCCTCACCCGTGGCGTCGATGGGAAGTTGGTGCCCACCCGAGGCGACGAGCTTCGGGTTGGGTGCGAGGTTCCCCTCATGGCAGATTTCCCTACCGCCGACGTCCAGTCGACGATCCGGGTCTCCGACTTCATCGAGCACGGGTTGCAGGATCGCATGCCCGACATGATTGAACTGACCGAGTCGTTCGGATGGTTCATTGGCGCCTACCTCGCCGAGGGAATGGCGAACGAGCACCAGGTCTCCATCAGCAACAACGACCCCGTCTTCCGAGACAATGCGTTGGCGTGGACGACATCCATTGGACTTGCCCACCGCACCGTCACGCAGACCAATAAGATCAAGGAGGGGTGGACATCGACAGACCACTTCCTCCACTGCACTCAGTTGGCACGCTTCCTGATTGCCACTTGCGGGCGCGGATCGCTCAACAAGCACGTTCCTGACTGGGCATACACTGCACCCGCCCCCTTTGTGCGCGGTGTTCTGTCTGCCTACCTCTCGGGCGATGGAACGGTTGGAGTTGGCAATCGCCGATGTGTGAGTTTCACGAGCATCAGTGAGCCGCTCCTCGATGGGATTTCGGCACTGCTGTCCCGTCTGGGAGTGCACACCCGCAAGTCGCGCGAGATGACACACAAGACGACCAAGTTCAAGAAGGTCCACACCTTCTGGCAGTGCCGCATCCCCATCAACGAGTGCATCCGCCTCCGTGACTTCATTGCCCTCATTCCATCCAAGCAGGTTCGACTGGATGCCATCACGCCAACGGAGATTGTGTGTGCCCGATCCGACTTCCAGCGCCACAGCAACATCCTGTGGGACAAGGTGACGACGATCGAGGAGATGCCCTGCCCTGGCAACTATGTCTACGACTTCACGGTGGAGGGAACTCGCAACTTCGTTCACGCCAACGGGCTGTGCCTGCGCGACACCTTCCACTCCGCGGGAACGGTAAAGGCAAACGCCACCTCCGGTGTGCCGCGAATTGAGGAGCTGCTGTCCGCCTCCACCAACCCCAAGAAGCCCGGCAACACCGCCTACCTCAACACCAAGACACAGGACGAGGCGATTGCAAAGATGAAGGAGTTGCAGAAGACGACGCTGCGGGACATCACCAAGTCGGTGCGGATTTATTACGATCCCTACCCGCTGCGAGGCACGGTCGTGGAGGAGGATCGCGAGATTCTGGATTTGTACGAGCAGTTCAGCCTCACAAACGAGGCAACGTGTGCGTCGCCCTGGATCATGCGCCTCGAACTGAACGACAAGGCACAGGCGGCACGCAACATCATTGATCTGACGGAGGTCCAGACGAAGTTGCATCAGAATGGAGCGTTGAAGCTGGTGCAGTGCATGCACAGCGACACGTCCGCCCAGAAACTGATTCTGCGTCTCGCCTTTGACGCGTCCGTCGTGAAGAATCCCACCCAGTTGCGGTTCCTGGAGGACAAGGTGCTCGACACCGTGCTGACGGGAGTGGATGGACTTGGCGGCGTCCACCTCCGCACCATCAAGAACGAGATGGTGTACGACGACCGTGTGGCGGGATACGTGACGAAGGAGCAGTACGTGCTGGATGTGGACGGCACGAACCTGTATGACCTGATGGTGTTCCCGGGCGTGGACGGGACGCGGTCCTTCTCGAACGACATCCACGAGATCAACGACGTGTTTGGAATTGAGTCGGCGCGACTGGCGATGTATGAGGAGTTCAATGAGGTCTTCTCGACGGAGAAGGTGAACTACCACCACCTTGCGGTGCTCGTGGACAGCATGACGTTCAGCGGTCGGATTGTCGCAGTCAACCGATTCGGAATGAACAAGAACGAGACGGGGGTGCTGGCTCGGTCGTCGTTTGAGGAGACGAGCAAGAACATGTTCAATGCGGCAATGGGCGCCGAGTTCGACACCATGCGGGGCGTGTCGGCAAACATCATGTTCGGCCAGAAACCGCCCTGTGGCACGGGGTTCGTGGACATTCTGGTGGACGAGTCCCGTCTGCCGGAGGGGCACGACGAGCAGATGGATCACCTGCTGCACAAGGAGACGATGGACACTGTGACGCAGAAGCTGGCGGCAATTCCCGAGTCCGAGTGTCGCATGGAGGACATTCTCATGGAGTGGTGAAAACGGATTCGGAAAGAGCGAACCCAGAAGTAGCAACTTTACAATGATGCACTTCTACCCAAACTTTCGCAACGTGCTGGATCGCAACGACATGGCTTTGCTGCGCGACGCGACCTGCTTCACCCAGGTGGATGGAGACGAGATCCGCCTGTTTCTTCAACACCCCGAGGACGAGACTTCCACCTGCGTGATGGAATTCAATGATGTGTCCCGAACGATGGACATGGTCGAGAACAACTGGATGCCGCAGTGGCTCGTGCGTGAACTGGAGCGGGACATGACGATCGCGGTGCGTCTGTCTCTTGTGACGATAGCGGACCTCAACAATGCCAGGATCATGACCCCCAACCACGGACCCTCCACCCCGCCGTTCGGGGAATTTGGGTCGCCAAGCACGATTGCGGGCGACGGGGAGGAGATTGACGAACTCGTCCTCGACTGCCGCGGATGTCGGTACAATCTGGGCAACCAGCAGGCGCATTACGGCGGGTGCATGCCCGACATTCCTTAAAATGGATACGATCTATGTATATTTCTTCTTTTTCAATGTCAAATGGCTGCAACTACCCTTCCCGTCTTCGTGCGAAACAAGGACATTGCGGAACTCACAATCCACGAACTTCTGCAAATTGAGGAATTCATTTATGAAATCGTCAATTTCAGTAAACCGATCGATGTCCACTACGTCGGCTTCATCGAGTCCGACATGTTCTTGATTCATTGCTACCGCGAAATCGAAGACCGCCGAATTTACATCAACATTCCGGCAGACATGCGCCGACGAAACGCAGGAAAGGTGTATCGCGTCTCGGACTCGTTGGAGATAGAGTTTTCGCAGACATAGACAATGGTGAACCTGACCCACCCCGAGCTGGCGGAAATCACAAACACGGGTCTGCCGCCCGCCTCCATTGACGCCCTCAAAACACTGCGCAACCAGATGTGCTCCTCCTCGTCTGCCTCTGGATTCTCGCTCCAGTCCCAGCAGAAGTTTTTGCGTCGAGTGCTCTCCCCCGACGCTCCTACCCGCAGTTTGCTTATGGTGCATGGCACGGGCTCGGGCAAGACGTGCACTGCAATCCAGATTGCGGAGGAGTACATCCTGCGCCCCGAGTTCCAGGACAAGAAGGTGATGGTGCTCGCCAGTCGCGCCGTCCAGGAGAACTTCCGCACCCAGATTTTCGACATGAGTCGTGCCAACCTCGACCCCAAAACCCACATTCTGTCGTCGAAGCAGTGCACGGGGCGGAGGTACCTCGACATGCTGCTGCGCCTCGAATCGGAGCCGAAGAATTGGGCGGACGAGACGGTGCGTGCCCGATTGGACCGCACTGCCGATCGCATCATCGATGAGTTCTACGAGTTCTCGGGGTATGCGTCCTTCGGTGCTCGCATCAACGAACACATTGGCGCGGGAACGGCAGCGGATCTGGACGAGGCGTGGATTCATGAGAATTTCGACAACCGGTTGCTGATTATCGACGAGGCACACAACATCCGCGAATCCGCCGACGCGTCGTCCGCAAAGGCAAACAAGGCGATCACCGAGGGACTGGAACGACTCGTCAAGGTCGCCAACGGCATGGTTCTCGTGCTCCTCACCGCAACCCCCATGTTTGAGAGCTACGATGAGATCGTCTATTACATGAACCTGTTCGGGTGGAATGAGCGGACGCAGGATTTCAAGAAGCGCATCGTCCCGTCCGACATTTTCACGTCCGACGCCGAGCTGAAGTCGGAGGACCCGTTTCGCAAGTGGTGCCAGACGTACGTGTCGTACGTCAAGGGTGAGAACCCATTCACCTTCCCATTCCGCCTGCCGCCCCCTCACATCGCGCCCCCCATCGTCAAGGGATTCAACGGCACCCGAATCGGGGACGTGGATCGACTGAAGTACCTCTCCCTCGTTGCGTCGGAAGCCCAAGGAATCCAAAGGGCGACGCTCGTGTCCGAGAAGGGGGAGGTGGACGAGGAGAAGCGGGAGGCGCTGATGCTTCCCACCGTTGCCGTTCTGCCTGGCAACAAGGGGTTCGATGAAGTGTTCCGTCTTGCAGGGAAGCAGTTCGAGTATGTGGACACCGCCAAACCCTTTTTGACCGCCGAGCACCTGCCGAACCACTCGGCGAAATTCACGTCCATCGTGAAGTCCATTGAGTCGTCCAAGGGCATGGCGTTCGTGTACTCGAACTACAAGAAGAGCGGCGCACGGCTGTTTGCAATGGCACTGGAAGAGCACGGGTTCCGCCCCGCACGAGGTGAGACGCTGCTTGCCAATCCCTCGTCGCCGGGCACAAAGGGCAAGTACATCCTGCTGACCTCTGACGCGTCCGATGCGGACATCAATGCGATGCTCGACATGGCAAAGAGCAAGGAAAACCGAAACGGGGACAAGGTTCGTGTCGTCATCGCAAGTCCCGTCGCGTCCGAGGGCGTGGATTTCCGATTCATCCGTCAAGTCCACATCCTGGATCCGTGGTGGAACATGAGCCGGATCGAGCAGGTCGTTGGGCGCGCACTGCGGACGTGCAGTCACCAGCTTCTGCCCTTTGAGGAGCAGAACTGCAGCGTGTACCTCCACGTCTGTCGCGTCGCAGGGGATGTTGAGACGTTTGACGAGTACACGTACCGCACAAAGGTCGAGACGAAGGCACTGAAAATCGCCAAAGTCCGCAAGGTCATGGCGGAGTCGGCAATGGACTGCCCCCTCCAAACTTCCATCAACACCCTGCCCGCCGACTGGAAGTCCCTGGTTGTGCCCCAACGGAGGTCCGAGGAGGGCGAAGAAGTGTCGTACTCCCTCCATTCCATGATGGCGCCTGCGTTCGATGAATTCCCGGACGTTGAGACGTGCAAGGTTGCGCCCTCGCTCCCCGACCCCGACCACGTTCGCCCCCTCTCCTCGTATCTTGACGTCCGCGACGAGATCCTTGAGAAACTCGCCAAGTTGTTTGTTGACAAACCCATCTGGGACCGGGACGCGCTCTTTGCGGCACTCGCGGAGTACAATGCGGATGTGGTGGTGTACAACCTCCAGCAGGCAATTGCGGGCGCCTTTCGATTTGGGGATTCGTTCGGTCGTCCCAGTTTGCTGGAGTCGAGGGGCGATCTGTACACCCTCGCACCCATCGGCGTCCCCAACAGCACGATGATGGAGCGGACGTCCCTGCCCCCCATCAAGGGCGAGGTTCCCCTCCCACCCGCCCCCGAGGCGAAACCCGCTGAAACCGACATCAAGGAGGGACTGCTCGACACGAAGCGCGAGGCGTACAAGTTTCCCGGCGATGCGCGTGAACGCTTCTCGGAGGAGGTCCTGAACGGATTCGTGTTTGATCATGAGTTCAGTGACGATGAGAAGCGGTCCTACCTCCACAAGGAGGGTGCACCCCTGCCGTTTGCGAGTCGGTTGCGCGTCCCTGGCACCCCCCTCCTCGTGCTTGGACCGGGCAAGTACGACCCGCCCGAGGAACCGATTGGCGAGGACCGTACGCGTTTCAACGAATGGACGACCGCGCTCATTGACACCTTTGTGGCGAACAAGGTCAAGGTGTTCGCATCCCTCTCCGCCAAAACGGGCAAGTTCTCGATTGCGCCAATGACGTGGAACGACGAGGGCGTCCCGACCCGAGTCATCAAGCAGAAGAAGTTCGAGCCCACGGCGTGTGCCACAGGAGGGAACACGAAACCCAACACGGAGAAACTCGCCAAGTACATCGACAAGGAGGGGGTGGGAATTCCCGCGGGGATTGGGGCGGGGTGGTGCACGTACGTCGAGCTGCTGGCACGGGAGGAGCACAACATCGTGTGGGTGACGCCCGAGGAGTTGGGGATTCTGCTGGAAGAGTCCGTTCGTCCCCGTGTTTCCGCGGCACTGAAATGAAAAACGAAACGACCCAAACAAAACAAGGAGGAGATACATAATGGATCCGCTCTACGAACGTCGTGAGCTCACTCGCAACGTCCACATTGAGGCGCGGCATCTCCAACGAAACATCCAAGCAAGTGTTCTAGCCCAACTCCGCATGAAGTATGAGGGCGTCTGCCTCTCGGAGGGATACGTTCAACCCCGCAGCATCACGATCGTGGACCATTCCCTGGGTCGAGTGAGTTTGATTCGCGGAGGACTGGATTACAGCGTTCGGTTCCAGGCAGACGTGTGCCTCCCCCACGCAGGGCAGGTGTTTCGCGGACCCGTGTCGCTGAAGAGCAAGATCGGGCTGCACTGCGAGCTGACGCCCCTCAAGGTTCTGATGCCGCGCGATCTCCACATTGGGAACCAGGATTTCGAGGGAGTCGAGGAGGGGCAGGACATTGAGTTTGAGGTTCTCGGGAGTCGGTTCCAGCAGGGCGACGACAGCATCGTCGTTCTCGCAAAGATGCGCGAGATCATTCGCCCCGCGATTCACGAGGAGGAGGCGGGGGCAGGCGCGACGGATGCGGGGATTGAGGGACTCATCGCTGCTCCCGTGGGCGAGGGTGACAGCGACAAGCGCGTCGTCACGGTCGATGTGTCACAAACAAAGACGGCGAACGCAGAACCGCGTAGAAAGCGACTTGTAAACGTCCCGTCCTCAAGTACAAATGAATCGAAGTCGTAAGGAGCTGCTCAAAGAGAACATCGAGCGACTTGATCAGAACGAGCACGCTCAAATCTTCGCCATCATCAAGAAGCACACGGACAACTACACTAAGACCCAGCACGGCGCGTTTGTGTCGAGCGACACGCTGAGCGACGACTGCATCGTGGAGATCGAGACGCTCGTTGCCTTTTACTTGGACCAGCGGAATGGCTGGAATGATCGCCGATGACCTAACCATACGCAATCACGCCTTTTTTCGTCTGAATGCCACCGATCAACCACCCGAACCGGTCGCGCTCCAGTGGGAACACTGGCCACCCCAGTGATTTGAGATGTTCAATGTTCAGCCAATTGCAGCCCGCAGTCCCATCATCCGCGATCAGGACATCGTTTGCAAGTGACTCAATTTCAATCGCATTTGGGTGACTGATGACCGCATCTGTGTTGCGATCCGACAATGAGACGTCCGCATCAATCTCCTTCAAGAGTTCAATCAGTCGATCCATTCTTCTCTTTCCATAGCATGTGTTAAAACGAATGGAACTTGTCCTGCGATTAAACAATAGGCACTATGGAGCTGCTTCTTCCCAAACCCGTTCATTCAGCACTGCTGGACCTGGCGTCGTTTGTGGCGAAGGACCCCCACGCCGAACTCGAGTGCAAGGTGCTCGCTGGACAAATCCACACAAAGGACGTCTCCGACCGCATCGTCAAGGCAATCGAAACAATGTCAACGGGCGCCGTCGTTGAGGAACACCGCGCAACCTTCAGCTACGCCGACGGACTGCGTGTCGTCGTCGTGGGCGCCGAGAACATCCACAAGGTCTGCACAACAGGCGCCTTCCGCGGCGTGCCCCTCGTCGTCGAGACCAAGCGCCGATACTTTGATGCGCCTGGCGCGGCAGGAACGGACGTGCTGGACGTCCCCGACCTCCAACTCCGATTCACACTGCGAAGTGAGAAGTTCCTCCGCAAGGATTTCTCGGGGGCGCCCATGGACCCCACCTCCCACTGCCGCATCCTCCACCGCAAGTCCTGGAAGAGTCTCGACGGACTCCTTCAATTCGACATGTCAATGACCAAGTCCAAGACCAAGAACCACAAGACGTTCGCCGACATCCTGCGACAGACGCCCGCCTTTGAACTGGAGGTTGAGATCATCGATCGCAAGGCGCCGAAGGAGAAGCTCGTGTCCTCCCTCCTCTCCCGCGTCGAGACCCTCGTGGGCGCATTCCAGGGATCGCCCTTCCTCCTGAGCCAGTCCGACCAGGAGCGGTACCGCATGGAGTTTGAGGTGATGCACGTGCCCTTCCTGAACCCCGTGACGATGGAGCGGCAGCACGTTCGCGCCGATCGCCCACACAACATTCTCACGGGATACACCGTCACAAACAAGGCGGACGGGCAGCGGTGTTTCCTCGTGGTCATGCGGGACAAGCGCCTGCTCCGCATCACCAAGAACTCGATCGCGTGGACGGGAATGACTGCGAACAAGGACAGTCACATTGGCGACATCATGGACGGCGAGTTCCTCCCCGAACGCAACCTGTTCTGTATCTTCGACGTGTACTCCTTCCGCGGCAAGGACACCCGTCGCCTGCCCCTCATGACCAACGATGAGGATGTGATGAAGAACCCCACCAAGTCCCGACTCGGGTGTGCTCGCGAGTTCGTGCAGGACACGGCGCGCGACTTCAACGTCCTCTCCTCCCGAACCCCCCTGCGCATCGAGACCAAGCTGTTCCTTGCGGGCGACGGTGTTGCGATGGAGCAGGCGATTGTGCGGATGTTCGAGACGGTGTTTGAGTACCCCACCGACGGACTCGTCTTCACCCCCCGCGCCTCCCCTGTCGCACCCGTTGCCGATCGGTCGGGCGAGACGTGGTTGCGCGTGTACAAGTGGAAGCC